TTTACCAGCTGATGAGCCTACAGAACCTGAAGCAACTGCTGACCTAGCAATGGGTGACGAAGCTGGTGCCGAAGCTCCTGAAGGTGAAGCCGGTGACCTAAAAATGCAAGCTGATGACGCTTTAGATGAGTTGCGTGACCTTTTCGCTAAGATCACTGACCAAATGGGCGGCGGCGAAGGTGCTGAAGAAGCTCCTGCAATGGGCGCACCTGAAGGCGAAGAAGAAACAGAAGAAAGTTATGATCCACTAGGTGAGAGTGCTAGCTTAACAGCAGTAGCCGCTCCTACACACGGTGATAACGGTGAAAACACAAAGAGCCCTGTAAGCAGTGGCCCTAAAGTCGGTGCTAACGGTGCTAAGGCTGTTAAAGTTAACAGTGGCAACGTAAGTGGTGGTACAGAAGGCGGTTTAGCCAAGCCTAGTGCAACAGCTATCAATGTTGGTAACGTAAACGTTCCTGGCAATAAGAAAGCTCCAGCTTACAAAAACGTTTCTGCTCCTAAGAACAGCGACAGCGCAAGCAACAAAACTAGCCCAGTAGCTAAGAGCTAAAAACATGGCCTTACCATTAGTAGAAGCCCTAACATTCGATCAAGCTGGTATGCGTACTCAGCTTGTTGAGAACGCCGCTGGCGGCAAGGATCTCTACATGGAAGGCATTTTCATTCAGGGCGGGGTAAAAAATCAAAACCAGAGAGTTTACCCCGTGAGTGAGATCGCTAGGGCATGTAGTAACATTGCTGAAAAAATTAAAAATGGTATGAGTGTGCTCGGCGAAGCTGATCACCCTGATGACCTACAAGTTAACTTAGACCGTGTTTCGCACATGATTACAAATATGTACATGAATGAAAACAACGGTATTGGTAAGCTAAAAATCCTACCTACGCCAATGGGTAACATCGTTAGAACTCTTTTAGATAGTGGTGTTAAACTGGGTGTTTCCAGTAGGGGATCTGGTAACGTCAATGAATCTGGTGGCGTTACTGATTTTGAAATTGTCACGGTGGACATCGTGGCACAACCTAGTGCTCCGGATGCATATCCAAAAGCTATCTACGAACGTGTAATGATGGATCGTAGACGTAACGCCCTTTGGGGTGTTGCTGATGCCGCAAGATATGATACAAAAGCACAAAAACACCTCAAGGAAGAGGTTCTCAGGTTCATCGACAACCTAAAGAAATAAAGGGGACAATGATGAGCAATATAAAAGAACTATTCGGCTCCGGTGTTTTATCTGAGGAAGTCCAAAGCCAACTACAAGAGGCTTGGGAAACTAAAGTACAACAACTACATGAAGAAGTAGAAGCTAATCTACGTGAAGAATTCAGTCAACGCTATGAGCATGACAAAGGTTTGATCGTTGAAGCCGCTGATAAAATGATTACAGAAGCAATTCGTAGAGAATTCGAAGAGTTTGCCGCTGATAAACGTGCAGTTGTAGAAGCTAGAGTTACATACAAAAAGCAAATGAAAGAGCACGCACAGTTGCTTAATAAGTTTGTTATGGAACAAATGGCCAAGGAAATTCAAGAACTCAGACAAGACCGTCAGACACAACAAGCAAACTTCGGCAAGCTCGAAGAATTTGCTTTACGTAAGTTGTCTGCAGAGTTGAGAGAACTTAAAGAAGATGAGCAAAAACTTGTACAAGCTCGTGTACAATTAGTTACTGAAGGCAAGAAAGTTATTGCCGAAGCTAAAACTAAGTTCATTAAAGAAGCCGCTGCCAGAGCAGAAAAATTATTGGCTGAAAGTCTACGTAGTGAGATCACTCAGTTACGTGAAGACATTCAAGTCAGTCGTCAAAACGCATTCGGTCGTAAGATCATGGAAGCGTTCGCTGCTGAATTTATGGCCAGTGGATTCGCTGATGGAACACAAGTTAAAAAGCTAAGTGACCAAATGGAAGAGATTAGAGCTCAATTAGCAGAGGCAACTCAGCTAGTAGAATCTAAAGATCAAGCATTGTCTCAAGCTCAGAGCAAGATTCGTATTGCCGAGGATGCTGTAAAGCGTCAGGGCATTATGCAAGAATTGGTAGCACCTCTTGGTAAAGAGAAGCGCGATATTATGGAAGATCTGTTGAAGACAACTAAAACAGAAAACCTTCGCGAATCTTTTAACAAGTATCTACCAGCCGTACTCAATGAAACAGTAGTACCTAACAAGGGTAAAACTATGGTTTCCGAGAGCACAGCATCGCAGAAGACTGCGGTGACTGGCAATAAAACTTCTAGTGACGACTCTGCACCAGCAGATATCATTTCACTTAGAAAATTAGCCGGAATAGGAAAGTAATTTTACTTAGGAGACAAACATGTCTGAAAAACTTTTCGAGTCCCAGAATTGGTCTGCAACTAAAGACGTTCTACTAGAAGGACTCAATGGCAACCGCAAGGCTGTCATGGAAGCTGTGTTAGAAAACACAAAGAAAAACATTATGGAATCTGCTAGCGCAGGTGCCACACAAAGCGGTAACATCGCTGTTCTTAACAAGGTAATTTTACCTGTTATCCGTCGTGTTATGCCTACTGTTATTGCTAACGAGATCATCGGTGTTCAGCCAATGACTGGTCCAGTTGGTCAAATTCACACGCTACGTGTACGTTATGCTGAAACTGCCGCTGGCGTTACAGCTGGTACAGAAGCTTTGAGCCCATTTGATATCGCTGCCGCTTACTCTGGTAACGGTAACGCTGGTAACCCAGGCCCAGAAGCTACTGCTACAATGGAAGGTGCTATCGGTAAGAAGTTAAGCATCCAGATCTTGAAGCAAACTGTTGAAGCTAAAACACGTAAAATGTCTGCACGTTGGACATTTGAAGCCGCTCAAGACGCACAAGCTATGCACGGTTTGGACGTTGAAGCAGAAATCATGGCTGCTTTGGCTCAAGAAATTACAGCTGAAATCGACCAAGAGATCTTAGGTAAGCTAATGACTCTTGCTGGTACAGCTACACACACATTTGATCAAACAGGTCAGTTCACTGGTACACCTACATACGTTGGTGACCAACACGCTGTCTTGGCAATTCAGATCAATGATGTTGCTAACAAGATCGCTCAACGCACACGTCGTGGCGCTGGTAACTATGTTGTTGTTTCTCCAACAGCATTGACAGTTCTACAAAGTGCTACTACATCTGCTTTCGCACGTACTACAGAAGGTACATTCGAAGCTCCAACAAACACTAAGTTCGTTGGTACACTAAACAGTTCTGTTAAGGTTTATGTAAACAGTTATGCTGACGCTTCTGCTCCAGTACTAATCGGTTACAAAGGCCCTAATGAAATGGATGCGGCTGCTTTCTATTGCCCATACATTCCATTGATGAGCTCTGGTGTTGTTTTAGATCCTAACACAATGGAACCAGTCGTATCTTTCATGACACGTTATGGTTATGTTGAGTTGACAAACACAGCATCTTCTTTAGGTAACGCTGCTGACTACTTAGGTAAGATCAACATCGGTACTATCAAGTACGCTTAATCCCTAACAGGATACAAAAGCAAAAAGGGACCGCAAGGTCCCTTTTGTCATCTATAAATATTCGTATGTTTAAAACAGTTAGTGAACAAATAAAATTAAGTAGAATAGAAATATGTAAGACCTGCGATTTATATTTTAAACCCACTGCTATGTGTAAGAGTTGTGGGTGCTATATACCAGCAAAGGCTTCATTTGCACTGGCAGAGTGTCCAGAACAAAAATGGACAACAAACCAACCTGGTGAAAATCTAATAAATAAGATAGAGGAAATGATTCTCGCCAGCTGGAATAAAGAACAATGACAGACATATACACAAAGTTGCATGGTACAACAGCAGATAGTTTTAAAATAGGTTTAAAAAATCAACGTGTAACATTGTCCGGCACAACAACAAACGCGGCTAGCACGGAATTATTAGACAGAGACGGATTAAAATATACAGTAGGATCTACTGTATTTTTCACAGCATACGTTATTGGCAAAGGTAGTAATACCGCAGCCTATGAAATTAAAGGTTGTTATCTTCAGGGTACAACCACTGTAACAGGCTATGTTACAAATACCTATGTTGACACTAATAACTTCACAGAACCAACAATAACTTTTAATTCGTCAGGTGAAATGACTCTAACCTGCACTGGCGCCGATACAGACACCATAAATTGGACTGCGGTCATAGACGTTGTTTCAATATAAGAGAATACGATGGCAATTAAAGTAAATCATTCAACAGAAGCACTAACACCTGAAAGTGGTGTCTTGGAAATTAATGCACAGGGTGCGTTAAAGTTGCCCACAGGCGATTCCGTAGACAGACCTAGTGGCGAAGAAGGTCAGATAAGATATTCCAGTGAACTGTTTAATCCAGAATTTTTTGATGGTAGTAATTGGAAATTATTAACAAACAAAGACTACGTTGATAACTTAATTAGTCAAACAGATTCAGATCTGTCCGCTACCATTAATAATTTAACTTTAAATGATCTTACAGATGTAACAGTTACTAGTCCTGTTACCGGTGAAGTATTAGTCTATGATACTACTATAGGTCAGTTTAGAAGTCAGACAAATACATTGACTCCCATAACAAGAAACTTTATGGGAGATGGTACTACACTGGAGTTTGATATACAGACCAGCGTAAGTAGCCCTAACTTATTAGTTGTATCCATTAACGGTATTACACAAGAGCCTTACTATAGCTATAGCATCATAGACGGTACTACACTAGCGTTTGACGAAGCACCTGCACAAAGTGATAGAATACAAGTTCGTATTCTACGTAGTAATACAACCAGCGATAGACCTAGACCAAAAGTAACTGATATATCTTACAGCGTATTAGGTCAATACACAGCAATTTCCGTCGTATGTTTAGACATAACATATGGCACAGGCGCCAAAATTGGCAATCAAGCAATAACTAGGATAGATTACCCTAGTGAAAATATTCTTCAACTTATGATTGAAACAAGTCAAGTGACAGGTTCCTTATGGAACACTGCGCAAGACTTGACACTGATAGATGTCAGTGGTAATGAATATGTTTATAAAAATTTAATCAACTACGGTGCTAGTAAACCTAAGTTCACCGACAGTACATCATATATTGGGCGTTTTAGGGCTGGAGACAGCATTAATTTCCCAATAGGTGTAAATAATTCAGTATATACATCTATACAGCCTGCTAATGCAGGCGAGTCCGCAATTACTTGGTTATCAGTAAGCGGAAACAGTATCGTAGGAACTGCCCCCAATAATAGCAGTCCTAGTCGATACGAAATCACAGTAGTAGCCAGTGATGGTCTTGTTGAAATAACAAAGAACTATTGGCTACTAGTCATATGAAGCTTTTTCCTCCAGTTGGTGGCACCAAACTTAAACATGCCAAGGAGACGATAAGATGCCTTTAATTAAGTTGAAGTCTAGTTCTATAACCGAAAGCGTAAATTTACGTGGACAACCAACATCATCTAGTCAAAATTCCGGAATTGCTACCACTCAATTCGTAACGCAAGAAGTTAGTAACTTAATTGATTCTGCTCCTGAGTTATTGAATACGTTGAGTGAATTAGCACAGTCTCTGGGCACAGACGAAAATCAAGCCTAAACGAATTTCAATAGAAATTCAATATTAAGGATTAAAA